ATCCCAAAATATAACCGCCTTTCCACCCTCGCCTGGGCCATCATCTTCCTCGCCGCGCTGTGGCTCTGCCTGGTTGCGATTCCGCAATTTACTGACAGGATTAGCCGCCATGAGGACACCTGGGCGAAGCAGACGGGGGATATGCCATCGGTAAAATTGAGTAAAGGAGATTGAAGATGACCAAACCTAAATCTTGGTGGTGCATTAAGTCGGGAAATTTACTATTGCCTTTTACGGTTAGAGCCAGCAGAAGAAAGGCCATCTCTGACCGCTTGGATGATATTTGGCAGGAGAAACTTCCCGACCATGAGTCCGTTGCCCGCATCCGCGTTGAGGAAGCGCCGAAGAAGAAAGGAGGCCGCCGATGACCAGGCCTGAAGTGAGCGAGAAAATAAAGGTGATGAAATTCTATCCGTGGAAATTCCGGGACTCACCAATGATTGTAGAATTCACCAAAGAAAACTGGGATAGTCTTTGGCAATTCGTTCAAGATGTGGACGTGGAAGATGGGATTGCCGTGAAAGTGGATTGGATGTTCAGGTATGCTTTTGAGGCCCTACCTGAGCACTTAGGATGGTGAACCGATGAGTGAGCCGAGCGAGAAGGATTTACTGAAGTTTATTAATGACCTCAAGGAATGGGAAGAGACCGAACCGGGCGATTGGGATTGGAAGCCGGAATCCTTAAAATTATTGGATGCCATCCGCCGCCTCATCGAGAAGGGGCCGGAAGTGGATGAAGAGTTTGTGCAATGGGCGCAATCATTTCTCAATCCATATCCTGGGCATGGGGGAATGAATGCTCCATCGAAATCATCTATTCGCCAGGTTCTTGGCAGAGCCGGAGTGCGATTAAAGGAGTCCGCCGATGAGTGAGCCGAACGAGGAGGAGAGATGAGGACAATCAAGGATGAGTTGATCATACTCGTTCCCTTTTTTGACATTACCGGAACAAATAAAGCCGTTCGTATGTGGACAACGTGGTTATGGGAAGATGGAGCATTAACGGTCCAATATGGATCGTGGATTATGGCTCCCCCAGAGAAAATCCGCGACTTCGGGAAGGGGAAGGAATGAGCACCGGCTATATCTGCCCTTTCAGCGACTGCCATGAACCGGTGCCAATACCCGACGACGACGGGTGCTCCTTCTGCTGGCGTTGCGGGGAGATGGTCGAGGCGGAGAAGGTTATCGAGTTCGATCGGGAGGATATCGCTTACGAGAAAATGCGAAATCGGGGTTGGGAGGACTAGATGAAAGACCAATTCCTCATCTTTCAATCAGGGCTATGTGACTTCTCGGCTGCGGAGTGGGGAGTCCTCAAGTTTAAGGATGGTATCTTCGATCTTGATGAACCGAAGGCATTTAACAGACAGCGCAGGATGCTTAATGCCGGTGGGAATATGTCCCGAATCCTACGCAGTTCTCCCTGGGGTGTTCCTGATGGACAAATGTTTGACTATACTCACCCTCAATACTTCCCCATCCTGAGGAGATACCTAAAAATTCTCAACAACCCCTGCCAGACTGTACCGACAGGACAGGGAGCAAGGGTTGTCATCGAACCCTTTGATGGATGCTCAGAGAAGTGGATGTATACTGACCACAAGAAGGCGGGGGACTTATTGAGAACCTTCCTAGCCAATACAGCTGACTTGGATTTCGTTGATATTGGGTCGGGAAACGAGTGTGAGGATAACGGATATCCTCATCTTTTCCGTGATGTCATCATCCCTGCCTTCGATGATTTCAAAAAGATACCATTCTCCTATGGCTCGACCTACAACTGCAAAAACAGCGTAGAAAGCGAGAAGCGAATTCACGATTGCAAGGCAGCAGCCTCAACGAAATGGGGCGACCTGACTTCATTCGCAATTTTCAAGCAGGTGCATGGATGCTGTAACAAGACCAGCGAGAATCTTATCCAGGCCGTTGCGTGGTGGGCCAAGCATAATATGGCTACATTCTACACTGTGGACGGATGCAAAAGAAGCAAGAGTCCATGCGATTTCTACCAGGACCAAGTTCGTCCCTCTCGTGAGGAATTTGCGGAGATGGTAAAGTACGTTCTTGACTACATCAAGACGATGCTTCATCCCAAGTATGAAATGACGACAGGGCAGGTCAAGTGTGCTTTCGAGTTCATCAGCAAGGTCTGGAACAATGACGCCTGTGGAATTCTACCCATCATAGCGGTAAGCGAGCTCCACAAAGACGTCTTTGGTGAGTACCCATTCAACTGGGGAAAGTACGAGAATGACTGGACTGAACCGCCGCCCGAAACGGTTGACATCGAGGTCTGTAAATTGACCGGACTTCTGCCGAACGGATACTGTCCCGAAAAAGAGATTCGGACTTTTGTAAGCGGATCCGAACCGGCGGTAAAATGCGCGGTTCACAAGGAACCAGAGAAATCCTGTCATGAGAAGTATATCGCCGACCGTCCAATGAGAAAATGGCAGTTGGGCAAATTCATTGCTTGTCTATTCGGGAAACATTAGGAGGTTCGCATGATCCTCGGAATCATTATCGGAGCGGCAGTCGTCCTCGTCGCCGGAATTTTCCTCATCCGATATTTCATCCATAAATATTTTCACGGATGACCTTATGGGCGACTTGGCGCGAGTGATTATCACAAGACGAGTCGTCACAACTTGCTTTATGCAGGTCTGTGCCGTTGCGGATGCGACGGACGAGGAGATATTAGAAGTCTGTAACAGGGAAAATCCAAGCGGGACAAAACATGGATGGAACCAGGTCGTCCGAAGGGTCAAGAAGAAGTCTCTTTTTCTCAGCAAAAAATCTGAACCGGAGCCATGCGAAGAGCATCCGGGAAGATTACATTTTTTAGTGTTGTGTTGAAATGTACAGAATCATTGTGCCGGGGGAGCCCAAGGCCAAGGCACGGGCTAGGTGGGCCAAGTTCGGAATGCATAACCCAAAGGAAAGCGTCGATTATGAGAACCGGATAAGACTATTTTTCACCGAGCAGAATAAAGATGCGGTCCCCATTGAAGGTCCGGTTGCCATGACGATATTGGCCTATTTCAGTATCCCGAAGTCGGCGTCAAAAAAGACCCAGGCGGCCATGATCGAACACAAGATAAGTCCTACCAAACGGCCCGATGCTGACAATATTATAAAATCTTTTGCAGATTCCATGAATGGCCTAGCTTACAAGGATGATTCGCAGATTTGTGCCGTCATGTGCAAGAAAGTCTATGACAAAAAGCCGCATTGTGTTTGTATAGTAGAGGGATATCGAGGGTGATATCTATTTACCATGCCTAACTTTGAATGGCTTGCCCTTTTTCCCGGTCAGCTTTTCTCCGCTCTCGGTAGCATACCGAGCCCTCATCGAGGCAATCGCATCATGCTCTGAGTCTGAGCATATCTTCTGGCCCGTCTCCTTATTCTTGAAACAGAATTTCTCGCCGCTTTTAAAGATTTTTGTATAAGGCATTTATGGCCTCCTTTTCTTTACGATCATGAATCCATCATGCATGAAATTTGATAAACGCGAAAAAACAATCGGGACCAACACGACTTCAGCCCTTAAAAGCAGGATGCTGAAAACAAAGAGTCCCGCCCAAAAGCTCATGCAGTATCCGCACTCAAACATTTTTTTTAGAAACGAGGAGCACGAGAGGAATCGCCGTGGGCCATCCAGGATCTCTGAATCAACAAGGATCTCCGTTATGGCTTCAGTGGCGATAATTGCGATTAGCCATTTCATGCGGGCGATCCCTATATCTCGATTAATCCTGCTGGCCTATAGCCATCCTTTAGAGAGACAAGATGCGCTCCTACCCAGCATACCTGCTCTGGACTTTTAGCTGTCGTATATAATCTTGCGGCTTGGAACCTAACCGGAGTATCAATATATATTGCCTTTCCATTCGTATAATAATGGAAACTGTTCTCATTCCAAAAAGAAACATGGGTGGGATCTTGGAAGGCCCCTCTCCCGTCTGTCGAAGGAGTTTGAGAAATGATCCATCCACCGGGAGCCAGCACCCGATAGGCTTCTTTCATAACATGGATCGGGTCTTTCAGATGCTCAAAAATATCGTAAGCCCTGATTACTCCGACTGAATTTTTCTCAAATCTCCAACGCTTATTGAGATCGCAGATCACGTCAGCATTTTTTAGGTCTACAGACTCATAACCCTCTTTTTTATTTATCCTTCCGCCGAGGTCAATTTTTCTCAGCCCCATGATATCGGCCCAGCGATAAACGAGGCTTTCTATGTATTGGTCATAGATCCTGTAGACATTGTTTTGAATCTCGGCGTTATACCTTAGCCAACTGTTCTGACCATGAACCCTGTAGATATAAAGGCCCTTGTCAATGTGCTTGAATTCCGTCTTCAAATACATTCGACACATCAGATCCAGGTCGTCTAAAATCCGCATCTCTTTGTTGTACCCGCCGATTTCATCATAGACGGATTTCCTGAACGCTCTTAGGTGATTTGGCGCGAACCAGATTCTTGATATACTGTCAGGGTAAGGCTCAAAAGAAATATGTTCGTCTAGGGTATGGCCCTGGTATTCAACTTCCCGGTACTTCCATCCGTACTTATCATCGAACCTCTGACACCTGCTCCAATCAGCCATCGCATGAATCGTATTTGAATAAACAAACCCGACTTCCTCATCCTTAAACGCCTTCCTAACTTCCTCGACGGCGTTGGGCATTAGAAGATCGTCGTGATCAAGCTCAAGAAGGATGTCACCGGTTGCCCGTTCGCAAGCGTAAGCCTTTAAGAAACCGACCCATTCTGGCATTCTGTAAACCAGGTCAGGAGTGTATGCCTTGACTCGCGGGTCGTTGAATTGGATGGGTATACCTCCGTTGTTATAAATCACGATCCACTCGTAGAAGTCCTGGTCCTTGATAGACTCATAGACCTGCGGCAAGAATTCGCTATTGTTGGTCGGCGTAAAGACAGAAATTTTCATGATGTTTTCACAATGGTAATAAACGAGTTTGCCTTCACATACCAAGCCTGAGACGCCTGGACTCCTTTTATCTGAACACCAATAACCGGAGAACCCGATCCCGGAGTAATAATGATTCCCGTAAGACTGACACCTTGTGTACCAGCAACCATATTGAATGGAGTAGTATTGGTGAGACCCTGGCTTGATTGTCTGGAACATTTCATTCTATCGGCCACCTGGAATCCCATGATATTGCCCTCTACTGTTGCACCGGCAACGCTACATTGAACCCCGAATTGTGCCCCCTGTACTCCCAGGGCGGGTACGCAACTTATTTGTGCCCAATATTCATAGGTGGTGCTAATGGCGGCGGCACATCCAGCAAATATGTCGGTAACGGTTTGTGCGGCACAAGTAACCTGGTTTCCCTGAACGGAATACACCGTGGTATTTCCTGCTCCGGCATTCCCTTGATTACCCTGGTTCCCCTGACTTCCGACGTTTCCTTGGTTCCCCTGACTTCCGACGTTTCCTTGGTTCCCCTGACTTCCGACGTTTCCTTGGTTCCCCTGACTTCCGACGTTTCCTTGGTTCCCCTGACTTCCGACGTTTCCTTGGTTCCCCTGACTTCCGACGTTTCCTTGGTTCCCCTGACTTCCGACGTTTCCTTGGTTCCCCTGACTTCCGA